AGACAGTGTTAGTTCAGATATGGGTACAAAAGCGCGCGCAATGAAGACATTAATGCAAACTTGTACAAATTTAGGGTCAGTTACACAAACCACTATCCTATGTACTAATCATGTCTATGATGACCCAACAGCTCTGTTTCCTTCTATTGAAAAAAATATGCCAGGTGGTAAATCATGCATTTATCTTCCATCAGTAACAGTTCAACTAGCACGCAAGCCAATGAAATCAGATGGCGGTAAGACTGTTGATGGGGAATTGGCAGTTGGTCAGAAAAAATACGCTGGAATTATTATTAGAGCCCTTACGCGTAAAAATAGATTTATTAAACAGTACCTTGAAGGTGAAATATACCTTTCATTTGCTTCTGGACTTGATCGCTACTATGGATTAGTTGATCTGGCCGTTGGTGTTGGTGCAGTAGTTCAAACTGGAGCAACTTATCAGCTTGAAGATGGTACTAAGCTAGGCTATTATAAGAATTGGAGGAAGGATGTTAAACTTTGGGAAGAGACTATTCTTCCAAAACTTGAAGAACGAATTAAAGATGAGTGGTCTTATAGTAATAAAGAAGAAGAGCCACCTGATGAATTAGGTTTAGATGGTTTAGATGATTTAATTAATGAAAAAGAAACTAGTACTGACTCTTAGTGGGGGAATGGACTCATCTGTGCTGTTGTATATGGCACAAGATAGAGGCTATGATCATATACATACCATAACCTTTGACTATGGTCAAAGGCATAAACAAGAACTCGCTTGTGTTAAAAAACAAATTAATAATTTTAATAACATGTTTAGCGGGTGGTTTAATTTAAAGATTACTAATAAGGTCTTAGATGTAAAGTATATTAAAGACATTGCGCCTACCTCATCTTTAACTAATAAAGATATTGATAATCCTAATATTAGCGAGATGGCAGGTGATGCACAGCCTGTCTCATACGTACCGTTTCGGAATTTAATGTTTCTATCTATTTGCTCGTCATATGCTGAAAGTGTAGGTGCAGATACAGTATGGTATGGTGCTGCACAGGTTGATTCACTAGCTGGGTATTGGGACGGTAGTGAAGAGTTTGTTAATGTAGTTAATGAAGTAACAGATCTTAATAGAGAGAACAGAATTAACATTGAAGCACCGCTTCTTGACATGTCGAAGGCTGCAATTGTTAAAGAAGGAATTAGACTAGGAGTTACATATGGTGATACATGGACATGCTATTCGAATAGAGAAGATGGGCTAGCTGATGCCACAACTCCGTCAAGTAGTATGCGAATAACGGGGTTTATTGATGCTGGGTATGAAGACCCTATTCAATATGTCCAACAGGAAAAGTTGGATGACCTATACAAAGAAAATAACTGCAAGGAGTGTGCTTAGAGACCGTAGCGTCTAAGCTCTTCTAGCTGCCAGTGTGTCTTAGGCTTGTATTTTTCCTTAAATGACTGACTTTTAACTTCAGTCAGTTTATTACGTTTGTCAGAAGCTACTTGCTCGTTAATATAACGGGAAGTATCGGTTTGATGTGAGTCGAGCATTGGACTGTAACTAAAGTCCTCTTCTAGTGTCTCTTCATTCTCTCCATTTAATTTCTTTTTTGCATGCTCTCTTTTATCATCATCGACAAGAGCATCTAAAACATCTTCGTAATCGGTTGAAGGGATATAATCCTCCGGCTGCTCTTTAGTTAAGAAATGATCAAGCTCTAAGCCACCAAATTCATCATCCTCTTCATCACTGACATTTGCTCTAAACTGACATCTTTTTTTAGCTAACTTTGATGGAGGCGATGCACAATACTGACTCATTGACTCACCAGCTGCTTTTGCGGCTCTAGTTAAAGCGCCTTCTGTCCCCTTCTTCTTCATACCCTTAACTGCACCCTGAATCCAATCTTCATTATCTTCTGGTGTAGTAAGACCACCTCCCTCTTCACCCATTGAATACTCATCAGGCATACCCTCCGGTTCGTCTATTCCATAACCCACTTGCTCATCTTCGTCTGGAGCCATAACAACAACTACACTATCACTAATTTTATCAACGTCTCTCTTTAGCGCTGCTTCAATCTTATCAATACCGTGTGCTATAACTGCTTTAGCAAGCGGCGTTCCAGGGTCAACTGAAAACTGTACAGTATCATTACTAATATCTAAACCATCCTCATTAGCATACTTAGAAACGATATTACCGACATCTTCAACACGCTCAGCATCTCTAATTTTAATCTCAATAAAGGTAGTTGGATCTGCTTTTGAATCTTCTAAGCTTTGCGCTAATTCTTGTTCTGCGTCATCCAACTGACCAACTGTATCTTCAACCGCGTCCCCTACATCTGCACCTGCTTTAATATCCTTTGCGAGCTCTATAGCAGCTTTTTGCGCCGCGTATTTTTCTTCTCTTCCTCTATTAGTAGTAGCTCTATTAATATACGTCGCGAGACCGTCTTTTATTGCATCAGCAATCTCATCTTTACTTTTTTCAATTTCTCTTTCCTTAGAATCTAATAAAGCTAATAAGTTATTCTTTTTAGCAGAAAACCCTGTACCCCTTTTCGCAGCATTCAATTCTTCATCACTAATTACCTCGAGATCATATAATACCGTTCTAATAAAGTTAATTGTATCTAATGGTGCAGAACTAAACCCCGCAGATCTTAGCTCTCTTGTAACAGGACCGAAAGAAGGGTGATATTTTTCATAAGGAGATTTTTTAGCTTCCTCGAGAAACTCTGACCTGTTGAATAAATCATTAAAGCCACTAAAATTGTCGGTGTAGTTAAAGGAACTCATTTAATATATTTATATCTATGAAGCTGAATTATAAGGATTTTAACAAAATGACTGAAAAAGAGCTGTGTAAACTACCAGGAGTAGGAAGAACCACAGCTAGACGTATTGTTGGATTTAGACCTTTTCGTCATAATGACGATTTATTTAAAGTAAAGGGACTAGGGAAAAAGACACTTAAAAATTTGGGAATTCAAAAAACCAAAAAGAAAAAGAAAAAATGGTATACCATCGATGGTGTCGATTACCCAGATTGTGCACTGGCTAGAGATACGAGATACGGTCACATTGATCTGTTTTGGAGAGTACCTAAAGAACACCGGGAAAGTATAGGTCCCCCATCCCCGTGGATACTCAGAAATCGTCGTATAGATGAAAAGACAAGGGCAGAAGGGCCTGATGGGCTTATGAGTAGGTACGTCGACAACTCTTTTATGTGGGAACCAGGGTTTAAATTTCCATGGGAAGATTGATTACCTCGTAAAATATATTAACATATGTTATGTGCGCTATTTTTGGATCGTTCGACAAAACAATGTTAGAGATTTTATACCAAGCTAATAAGGAGCGTGGTAATTTTGCTAGCAGCGTTGTATGCATATCAGATGATGATCAATATATCTCTAAACATGAAGGTGATATAAATTTTGATAAGTTTAATTATGCTGGTAGGGAAAATATAGAATATCTTCTTGGGCATGTACAGGCACCTACTTCCGCTAAAAGAACCTGGAACTACAACACATCTCACCCATTCGAATCTCTGACATGGCTGGTTAGTCATAATGGTGTTTTAACAAATGAGAAAAAACTAAGAAGAAAACATACAAGATTTTTAGAAAATCCCGTTGATACAGCGGTAATAGTTGAACTATTAGAAAAATTTACTCAGGTAAATAAAAACCCAGTTAATACCATAAAGCAAGTATTATCAATGTTAGAGGGGTCGTATGCTTTAAGTATGGTGCATTCTAATACTAACGATATCTATATAGCGAGAGTAGGGTCACTTCTTCACTATAATAATAAGGGCAACTACTCTACAATGATGGGATCCGGTTATAAAATATTACCTGAAGGAATTATAATGAAGTTAAATAAAAAAACAAAACGATGGAATAAAGTAGGCACTTTTGAATCCAAGTCACCGTTTACATTTGTATGAGTAAAACATTTATATTTTCTGCTACAGCAGGTAAAAAAGAAGACTCAATGCTTTACAATACGTGTAAAGATGAAAATATCGACATCTTTATAAAAGAGTATAATAAAGAGTCTATACAAAAAACCTACAACAAGGCGATTGATTTTTCAATTAGGGAAGGAGTTAAAAACTTAGTATTAGTTCATGACGATGTAATACTCGAAGCTTTTTCTGAAAGAAGAATTGAAAGAAATTTTAAAAATTTTGATCTAATTGGTGTAGCTGGCTGCAATCAGGTCAAGCTCGAAAAGCCAGTTCTCTGGCATTTAATGGGCGGTGGCTTCGACTCCGGTAATTTAGTAGGCGCAGTTGCCCACGGTACTGAAAATCAAAAAAATATGGGAGGGTTTGGATTTTATCCAAATAGAGCTATTTTAGTAGACGGAGTTTTTCTCGTAATTAAAAGAAAAGTATTTAAAAAAATTAGATTTGATGAAACCTGTCCTTCTAAATGGCATTTTTATGATCTTGATTACTCTATGCAGTGTCATAAAGCCGGCTTTAAAGTTGGAGTCGGCGACTTTATTGTAACTCATAAATCCCCCGGTCTTACTTCTTTTACTGAAGAATTTCAGAAGGGCGAAGATTGGTTTTTAGATAAGTGGAAAACCGAATAACATATAATACCATAAGGCGTGAGTAAGTTAGACTTAGACTATTTTGAAAATGTTCTTATATATAAGTCCCTTACAGATAGTGGGTATTTGGCTTCTATTGCTGATTTTGTAAAGCCTGAATATTTTAAAGATAAAGCGATCGCTAGTATCTTTAATATTATTAAAGACTTTACAGAAAAAAGAAATAAGCTTCCAACAACGACAGAGATTAAGTCTTACTTAGTATCAGATGAACAAAAGAACTCTTTTAAAGAGCTCGTTAAGACGTTTAGTGATATTGATAAGACTCTAGATAAAGAAGAACTATATGATAATACGGAACAGTTTCTTAAAGAGAAGGCCGTATATCATACAATGCTTAATGTAGCAGAAGATGTATCAAAAGGTAAAGTTGATACATCAGTCGTTTTAGATAAATTTGAAAAATCATGCAACATTAATTTAGTAACTGATTTAGGACTAGAACTGTATGGTGATGTTGATAAGCTTATTGATGATCTTAACTGTGTTGAAAGATATGTTCCAAGTAAATGGGAGTGGTTAGACAATTGTCTCGGAGGCGGTTTTTTAGAAGCTGGAAAAGCTTTATATGTGTTTGCTGGTGAGACAAATATTGGTAAGTCAATATTTTTGGGTAATATTGCCAGTAATATGGCTGAAGATGGTAAAAACGTTTTGTTAGTTACTTTAGAAATGTCTGAGCTGTTATATGCTAGACGAATTTGTAGTAACGTTACAAAAATTCCAATGAAGCAGTTAGCTGAAAATGCACCTAGTATTAAACAGGCTATGAATGATCAAGGTGGTAAAATTTTTATTAAAGAGTTTCCACCTGCCACTATTACGGCTAATCAATTAAAAGCGTTTGTTAAGAAGTTTCAAGAACAAGGCATTAAGCTAGATGCTATTGTATTAGATTACCTAAACTTGATGCACTCACCTGTAGGTAATAACTCTTATGAGCGCATTAAACATGTAACTGAACAGGTACGTGCAATGAGCTATTTGTTTAACTGTCCTATTATTTCAGCCACACAGTTAAACCGAGCTGGGTTTGATACAGATAACCCTGATCTAGCAACAATTTCTGAATCTATCGGGTTGGCGGCCACTGCTGATGCTATTATATCTATCTTTCAAAATGAAGAAGATAGAGGAATTGGAGTCATACGCTTAGGTATGATGAAAAACCGGTATGGTCCGCGTGGTATTACACAAGCTATGAGAATCGATTATAATACGCTAACAATCGAACAAGCTGATGATATCGAAATAGATGAAGATATGGATAATACTCTTAATGTATTAGCTGGGCTTGCATCATAAGGAACCTTTAGTAAATAATCAAAAGTGAATATCCAAATATGGACAGATACTGATTTACATGGAGCTGGTTCTGCTCTTGTTTTAAAGTGGTTATATAAAGATGCTAAAACATTTAGTATTAATGATGTTTCAGAATATACTTTTTCTGGTAGATTTAAGGGATCGCTACAAGCATTAGATCATTATGATAGAGTCTACATTGTTGATTTGGATTTATCACCAGAACAAATTCAATTAGCTGATAGAGATAATGTTGTTGTTATTGATACACATAAAGGACATGTCAGCCATAAGCATTTATACAAAAAAGCTAAAACCATATTAGACAGCAGTCAGTATGCTTGTTTAGATCTAATTTTTAATAAATTTAAAAGTCACCTAACACATTTAACTGACAAGCAACTACAATTAATCAAATACATCAGCAAGTACGATTGGTATAATACACAGCACAAAGAGTCCTTAAAATTAAACGCTATATATTACAATTTAAATTCTCCAAAAACAGAAAAGTTTATTTCGGCATTTTCAGACGGGTTTAGAGATTTTACAATTCATGAAAAAAATGCTATTAAGCTGTATTTTAAAAAATTTAAAGATCAGATAGATAGTGGGCAGGTATTTACAGGGATGATAAAAGACTATAGTGTTGTAGCGACGTTCGCGAACTATGCTGTAAATGAGCTAACTCATTTTTTAATTAAAAAATATAATACTGATATTGGTATGGTTATTAATACTGGAGCTAAGACTGTATCATTTAGACGATCTAGACAAAGTGATGTTGACTTAAGCATATTAGCTACAAAACTTTGTGATGGTGGCGGTCACGCAGCATCCGCCGGCGGTAAATTAACTGAACAATTCGCGAATTTAACCAAAACATTTGTACCGTGTTAACAACCAGTAATATATCTCCAAACCCCTCAAAGACTTTAATACATGATGAAACAGAACATCTGTTACTTTGCTTTTGTACGTTCTGCTCCCTACTAAAAGGTAAAAAACTTTCACTACAAAATATTTTTATATTAGTTTTACAGGAGGAGAGATTGAGAAATATATTAAAGGACCTTCTAACAATCGAAACTAATTTTGATATAGTAAAGTTATTCATAGATTTTGAGCCGGCAATAACAAAGTCAAAATATATCACCAAGTTCCTTAATTCGAACTCTAAAATACAGTTATAAAAACCGGTTGAAGTTTTGCTTTTTGTGGTTATAATTATGGCATGAGTACTTTTAATACTTCAATGTTCCAATCAATTAAAGACGCGTTAGCAAGCTCCGAAAGTAAGGGGTCCGCTACATTTAACGAAATTATGCCTACTAAAGTAGGTAATACGTATACGGTAAGACTTTTACCTTATGCTAAAGATCCTAGTAAAACATTTTTCCATTATTATAACCATGGATGGAATTCTTTTGCTACCGGCCAGTATGTTCAGACATTAAGTCCGCAAACATTTGGTGAGCGAGATCCTATTGCAGAAGAACGCTTTAAGGTCCTTAGAACTGGCAGTGAGGAAGAAAAAGAAAAGATGCTAGCAGTCCGCCGTCTCGAAAAGTGGCTGGTTAATATTTACGTTGTTGATGATCCTGCAAATCCGGATAATAACGGCAAAGTAAAAATTCTTCGATATGGTAAACAACTTCAAAAAATTATTACTGAAGCTATTGAAGGTGAAGATGCAGAAGAGTTCGGACCTCGTATTTTTGATCTTGGTGATGATGGTGTAAACTTTAAGATTAAGGTTGAACAGCAAGGTGATTATCCAACATATGTCTCTTCGAGATTTACAACTGCTGGTAAAATTAATCTTTCCGAAGATAAACAAAAAGATGTTTATGAAGGGTGTTTTGATCTTGGTGAAGTGTTTACACAAAAGACATATGATGAACTTAAGGATATGTTAAGAGAGCATTATTATTGCAGGGCTGATGAGCCTGAGGCTCCAACATCAGCACCAGAACCGGATACTACTCCAGCCGAGCCGGAACCAGTCGCTGCTGGAAAAGATACGGTTGAAGAGGACATTGATGATTTGTTAAAAGATCTCTAATAAAATGAGCCAAGGAATCACTCCAGAAGAAAAGGCGGCAGTTATGCAGTTGATGGGGCAGACCTACGGCCAGGTAAACCAACAAGATCAAATGATTGTTGGTCAATCTGGTAATCTCCGCCCGGATGCCCATAAAATGAAACAGGCATTTGAACAAACTGCACATATGCCGACTGTCGATGCTAATCCACAGCATGCACAACAACCACCGCCACCAGAGCGACCTCAGCAAGTTGCACCAGTAACTCCGGAGCAAGCTGCACAGGAGCTAGCTGAATCAGCTTCACCACCAACACCGGTCCCAGTACCAGTTTTTGATGATGAGGACCGTGTGCAAGAAGATAAAAATACTAACCAAATGGAGTTAGATTTATCCGAGCCTAAGTTTGCTGATAAGTTGCTTGATTTAATGAAAGAGCAAAATTTGATATTAAAAGAAATTAGCTTAAAATTAGATAATGGAAAAAAGACAACTAGAGGTCGCAAACAAGGGTGAATTTTTAAGATTATTAGACGCTATATCAAAAATAAATGACAGTGGCGTTATTCTTGATCTTAAAAAAGATAAAGTATCAAGCTTAGTTTCTAGTATAGATAGCACCTTAATACTACATTCAGAGTATAAAACTAACTCAGAGTTTGAGAATACATTAAACATCCCGGATGTAAAAAAATTAAGGAATGTATTAGACACAATTGAAGATAAAAATATATCTTTAGAAATAAATTCTAACAATATTCAATATAACGGTAATGGTGTTAAATTTAAGTACCATCTCTTTGAAGAAGGCTTTATAACTAGACCAAATATTAATTTAGATAAAATTAATAAATTTACCTTTGATGTTGAATTTACTCTCGACAAGCCCACTTTGCAAAGATTGTTTAAAGGAAGTACCTTTGCGTCAGAAACAAATAAAATTTATTTTTATACTGAAAATAATAATTTAATGGCTGAGCTTACAGATAGGTCTCGTCATAATACTGATAACTTTACTTTAAATTTAGGAAAAGCTGACTTTAGTCTTAATCCAATTCCAGTGAATTTAGATAATATTAGATTACTCTCTATTATTAATAACGAATTTAATGTAAAAGTAAATACTGAGTATGGTGTTGTTGTATTTGATATTGAAGATAAAGATATTAAATTAAAGTATATAATTTCAGCTTTAACTCAATGACATCACAACATAAAAAGAACAAATTAAGAACCCCGGGATACTTTATAAAGAGATTAAAAGATAATAATTTTGTAACATTGCGAATGTTTCATAAGTATAGTCCAACTGATCCTCGGAGATGGACAGTGTTAGTCGATCCGGGTGGATCCTCTGTATTTGTTACATGCTTCGAGAATACGCCGTTTGTAGGGGAATATTTGTTTAGTTTTAATGACGGTAATCAAAATTTTAATAATAACTTTAGCTTAAAAACTGACTCGATCGAGGTTGTTGTTAGTAAACTGCTAAAAACCGGAGTGCGACAAAATGATAAGAGCGATTTTTTAGATAAATAATAATATGAGCGACGAAGTTAACCAAAACTCTGAAAATTTCGATAATGATGAAGAGTTAAGAGAAATGGTTGAAAAGGCTCTAAAGCAAAGTCTTGTTGAGAGGAAGACATTTAAAAGAAGACAAGACTTAGCGCTAAGATTGAGTAATATTATTAGTGAATATTTAGATTGTTATATTTTATTGGGTTATGACTTTCAAGGAAGACATCTAGATATAAAATCGTCCAAAACACCACAACAAACTGAAGCGCTACATTCATTCCTATTAAAATATTTTGCCTCTGAAATGCATCATATAAAAGGGTTAGATCATGGCATGGGTCCAGATGAAATACTGTAAAAGAGATATATATGCTGTTGAAACAGGCGACTACGTAGGGCAGATGTTTGCTATAGTCGACCTTAAAGATGATACTATCGGCTGTCTTTCGCTTCCACGAATGGAAAATATTGATGTTCCAAAAGAATCATTTGATACCGGAAGGAACGGTGATATAATTAAATTTGTAGAGAAGCTTCCAGAAGACGTTTTTTCGGTTGTAGAGGCACAATATATAAAGAATGAAAACTCTAATAATAGACGGGAACAACTTAATACACCGAACGTTTTATACGGCGAAAGCACAGTCAAAAAAGACTGAAGCACACACAGATTATCAAGTAAGCAACTTTCATATATACTTTACGCTTAACGCTGTGAGCTCCTACGTGAAGCAATTTGTTCCAGATACCACTATATTTGTGTGGGATGAAAAAAAAGACCATAAACCTAATATACGTAAGAGTATTTTAAAGGAATATAAGGGTAATAGGAGTAACGATCCATCACCACATGAAAATAACGAAGTAATTAAGTCTATACTGTATTCAATGGGGATTAACTCTATTTTCCCAAGTCAGTTAGAAGCAGATGATATTGTAGCGTATATTTGTAGAGAGCATGAAGGTAGCAAGGTTATTGTTTCAGTAGATCAAGATTTTTTGCAGTTGGTTAGCTCTGAATGTACCTTATATGATCCGATCCGTAAAAAGTTTTTTGAAAAGGGTAACTTTGAAGAGCAAACCGGTTATGAGAATGTTGAACAATGGTATACAGCAAAATGCTTAACAGGTGACGCATCAGATAATGTACCCGGCATACCGCGATTTGGTAAAGCTTCAGTTAGAAAATATTTAGATGACCCAGGTTATCTATTAGATGAAAAACAACAAAAAATATTTAGGCGTAACGCTGACATATTTTGTTTAGATAAGTATATACAATTACCGGAAGAAAGACAATACTATAAGGACCAATTAGCAGTTAAACTGGATCCTTGTTATAAGACGTTTCTTGAGTATTGTAGAGAATACAACTTTAACCGTATTCTTGATAAAAAAGAAGATTGGCATAATTTGTTTTTTATGAAAAGTCTTTATAATAAATTAAATGATATCGCTTCCTGAAGACTTTGTCATACTTAAGTTTTTTGAGCTAGGGTTCTATCCAAAGTATAATAAATTTAACAATGTATATCAATGCAGCTGTCCTATTTGTAGAGAAGGTAAGTCATTAGGTAAAAAACGTCGTTGTTATTATATACCAAAAAACGAAAACATATTTTGTCACAATTGTGGTTGGTCTGGAAAACCGTTAAGATGGATTAAGGAAGTTGCCGGCAATACTGATGAGGAAATTATTAAGGAATTAAAGGAATACATTCCTAATGCTGAAGACATAACTGAAAGAGATGAAAAACCTAAGTCAGATTTTAAAGTCGAGACCTTGCCTAAGGATAGTATTAATTTGTCTGATAAGTTTCAACTTGACTATTATAGTAGCAACAATATTGTTACGGCTGTTAGATATCTTATTACTAAACGGAGATTAGATACTGCAGTTAATCGACCTGATAATTTATATGTTTCTTTAGTAGATAGAGTTCATAAGAATAGACTTGTTATACCTTTTATAAATGAAAATAAAGAGATTGAGTTTTATCAAACTCGTACAGTTTTAAATAAAGACGGTAGGACTAAACCTAAGTATCTTGGTAAAGTTCAAGCTGAAAAAACGCTATTTAATATAGATAGAGTTAGTAATGATCATGATAAAGTTTATATTTTTGAAGGACCATTAAATGCTTTCTTTACTAAAAATTCTATAGCAGTAGCTGGTATTACTGAAAGAGGTAGATCATTTACTCAAAGACAAGAACAACAGCTTAATAATACTCTAAAATGGTATGATAAGGTGTGGATACTTGATTCTCAGTGGGTTGATCAAGCTTCATTAGTAAAATCAGAAGCATTACTAAAGCAAAAGGAGAAAGTTTTTATATGGCCAGAAAAATTTGGTAAAAGATTTAAAGATTTTAATGATATTGCAATAGCATGCAAAGTAGATGAGATTAAATGGGATTTTATAGAAAAAAATACCTTCGAAAGACTCGAAGGTATTGTGAGGTTATCTGAAATTAAAAAATATCGAAATCAGACGTATTTAAATTGAGCATTACCAGTCTGTGCAATATAACCTTTAAACGACTCATTTAGAGCAGCAAGCTCTGTAGCGACTCTAGCAATTTTACGCTGTTCTGAAGCTTTCATTCGATCAAAGATTGTATCAGGCTCAGCACTAGCTAAAAGGGTTTGAATAGAATCAGCATCTTCACCATTTAGATAATGCAGAAACCCATCAATTTCATCAATCCACCCTTTTAAAGTAGCTCTCATAGCTGCATTACGCTCTTCTACTGCTACAGCGGCCCTTACGTTAGGGTCATCTTCTACAACAGTCTCATCAACTTCAACATCTACATCAAAATCCCCTGCACTAGTATCATCCTCTAATTCTGCCTCAAATGCTACTCTATCCTCGTCTGCTTGTTCATTGAGAGATTTAAAAAAACGTCTTTCGAATTTGGTCATAAAATTATTTAGTCTCTAGCATAAATAATTACATGGACGGACCGGAATTTCCTTATAGCGTAGGCCCAGAAGATAATCCTATTAATTTTCATATGAATGTACAAGATCAAATAGATATGTACAAGGATAACGAAAAACATCAAAAAGCCCCGCCAATTTTACCTTTTGAACTAGAACAAATGAATGAACTCCTTGGTAATACGTTTGTCTCTTTAGCTGAACTAAGAAATATGCTTTCGAAAGCAAAAGCTAATGAAAATATTTCATCCGGAGCAATTAATCAAATAAATGATAAAATTGATAAAATTAACGAACTTATCCTTGATATTCCGGAAGATCTATCTAAAATAGCTATATGACTATTTTTAGATCGATACTAATTACATGTATCGTATCAGCTCTATTCGGTTTTGCACTTCGTAATGCATTTGGCTTTTGGGAAGCCGCTACTTTAGCATTTGTGCTTCAATTTATTACGGCTTTTGTTGTTTCCTCCTTTAAGTTAAATAAGGTAAGTAATCTTACCATGGAGTTTGAAGCCGAATTGCAGCAGTTATTAGATCTTAATGAAGCTCAAATTATATGCCCATGTAATAATAATACCTTTATGGAAAATATATTTATTAATATGGATAACACATATACATGTGAAAAATGTAACAACACATATAGGGTTGATGTTAATTTAGTTCCAACACTACTTACAGAGACAGTAAATGTAAACAAAACGTTTGCTGACCTAACAAAAGGAGTAAAAGAAATAGAAGATAATAATATCAAAATAACATCAGAGTATACTCAAGGAACGGAACTATAATACAATAAAGTATGGAAAAACATAAATTTAAATTAAAAGATGGTTCAACGAAAACTATGGAATTTGATGAATTGGTTCGTTGGGCTTGCTTGGTAGAAGCACTGGAAGTAGTCGGGGGGAAGGAAGATATAGATATTGAAAGTAATAAATGGATTAAACCATTAGCATTTCAAAAATATATTGATGAGCGATTCCACTCAATGAAGCACGATCTTAAAGTTGAAGCTACTCTAGGTAATTTATAATCCTAGCTCTTCTTTCACAGTTTGGATATACTCACTTGACACTTTATCTTTAAACTTGTCAATAACTTCGGTGGTATCTTTTCCAATTTCTTGGAAACCAATCATATAATTTCGGAACCGATCCTCTCTTGTTGGCTTAAACGGAGCTCCTAGTGGTCTTCCAAATCTATGTACCCATCTAAGAAACGGTAGGCATACTGATCGCCGACCCGCGTTGCGGTATTTTTCATGAATATACCCTTCTTCACCCCCAAACCCTCTAAACTTTTTGTTAAAGCCTAACCAGCTATCTTTTCTACATGTAAAGAGTCCAAGACCTTGAGCTTGGATTTCAAATGGCTTCCCGTTAGGGTCATCACCCCTTTTATCTGATCCCCAGACGCCCCACATATCACTACCCCATTTATCTAGATCAAAATGAGTAGCTGTATTTTTCATATCGTCATATAGTAGAGGGCCTTGCAATAAATTACCTTTATCCTTTCCAGCATCATAATAATCTAAAAGCTTTTTTAAGCTCCCCGGGTCAATTAATACATGACAGTCCATTACTAATACGTATTCAGTATTCGCTAATCCAAATATTTTGTGTCTTAAAGAAGTTGCGGAAAATGCATCAAATTCAACATAAGTTAAAGGCTCTTTAATCCATTCAGCAAATTTACGTATCTCTCTTCCTTGTGGTGATTTTGGATTGTTATTAATAATAACAAATTCTAGTCGATCTAAAATTTCTTTATGATACAATCTTAAAGACTGTATTGTAAAATAAAGTCCTTCATAGTCGTCATAAACACAGGTTCCAATAGTAAGTTTTCCCACATTATTAATTACTAAAATTGCAAATTATTGCAATCCGGATCTTCGGGACATATCGTTGTAGTTGTAGTCGTTGGAGCCGGGGTAGTAGTCGTCGTGGTAGTAGTCGTCGTCGTGGTCGTAGTTATTATTTGTTCTTCTATTAAGAAAGGTACCTGCAGCGGTAGGATCGGCGCCGGGTATATAAACACCGGGTCCTCCGGTTCCGGTTCCGGTTGCGGCGGATCCGGCGGATCCGGCGGATCCGGCGGCTGCGGCAGTGGCGGTTCAACAATTATAGTCGGTGGCACCCTGGTTGGAGGAACAGTACATGGGGGCGGTGGAGTTGTGTAGGGCGGCGTCGTATAAGGCGGCGTCGTATAAGGCGGCGTCGTATAAGGCGGAGTTGTGTACGGTGGTGGAGTTGTGTAAGGTGGTGGAGTTGTGTACGGTGGTGTTGTAGGATCATCGTATATTTTAAAATCACCAGACGGTCCACCGTTCGTATAACCACCCGGCCAATTAGACCCGGGTAAATCATTAGTATTCTCTAGACCGCTGGGTGTATCAATGACCTCTTCACGCGTGCTGGGATCTGTGACATCATCGTCCTCCTCCTCTAAATACGGATCAACAAAGACGTCTTTTTTAAGAAGAGGGTCGAGTCCACCGGAGTCAATGTCAATGATGGGACCTTCTTTGGTTTGGGTTGTATCATCCGTTTCCTCGATCTTTGTGCGAGGATCAGTAGGATCGAGGCCACCAGGGTCAATGATGGGACCTTCACTTCCTTCCCCGGCATTTGGATCCCATGGACCGGCCGCCGACATCCGCCAGCCAGATGGCAGCTCAAACGGGTCACTTCCTTCCCCGGCATTTGGATCATATGGGCCAGCCGCTGACATCACCCAACCGGGTGGCAGAATAGGATCAGCAACCTGATCAGGTTGGTACGTTATTGGTTTTGAAGCTGATATTGCTTTATCAATATCAACTGTCTGCAAAACATAACTAGGCGACCCGGCATTATGGCTAAGGCGCTCCATTGCCGCATTAATCTCATTTTGAGTATCGGGGTTCCCATAAAAAGGTCCACCGCCGGTGGTTGTATGAGTCTCAACTAAAATAGGTGTGTTATTAGTGTATATAAATGACGGAGCACTACTATCACCCCTTTCCAATAATTCTTGGAAACTACTCTCTGGTATAGGTAGAGCAATGCTTACAGTTTCAGGATTTGCTCCGCGCTCTGACCGGCCACGGTCGAATGTCATTACTCTTGGAATTGATTTTCTTTCCGCATCAACTGTAACAACATATGAATCCTGTAAAATATAATTATAATCCGTACGTGGTTCAGGAACGGGGTAAATAGCAGTGTTTTCAACCGGTGAATCAAAAATTCCGACACTTATATCCAGACTGCGGTCGCCAATCTTGATTCTTTCAACAATATTTCTAGTTACTCTATTTCCATCTTTATCTATAAAATTTACAACGCCATCGGCACTATCACCCGGATACCGTACGTCCCAATGCTTGGACATTACGAAGTGAATTGGAGACACCATGGTTATTGATTTTTCTGTCGCGGCTCTCCAATTATTCGGATTAAAACCAACTCCACGTTCACTTATACCTGATATATCCAATTTACCGGCAATTGGTAAGTTAGATACTAATAACCTGTTTATGAGTTTTTTAGTTTCAGACTCTGGTTCTGGACTTTCTCTTTGCTGTTGTACAGTTAAAGTGAATATCCGTGTTAGATATACTTGTATATCTTCCAATAACCACTCTGACAACATTCCGCTGGGGTCGTCCTCCACTCCACTGTTAATATCTGTAAGTCTTTGCTGATCAGCTTGTAGTCTTTGAGTGAGTTCCTCCAAACTTAAAGTTGGTAATATACTGTCTCTGAAACTCCTCCTCGCCTCCAACCGTCTTTGGTTTGCAGCATTTAAAAGCTCTTGCCGAGTCGTTTCATTTTGCTCACTTTCAGCTTCCTGTCGTTCTCTTTCTATTCTAGCTTCTTCAGCTATAGCTGCCTTACTCGCGGCGACCGCAGCCGCCTCTTCCTGTAACTGCCTTAATCTAGCCTGTTCTAGCGATTTTTGTTCAGCTTCATAAGCAGCCGCCTTCCTAGCTGCCACTTCAGCGTCACGTATTGCATCGGAAGTCGCTTCACCGGCTTTTGATAATCTACCGGCAGTGGTTGGCTTATCCGGTGTAGCCGCTGTATATAGCCTCCTACCTTGGGTGATCTGCTCCTCTGCTTTAGTTGCTTGCGCTGCTTGTGCAGTTGCTTCTGCATCTGCCTGCGAGCGTGCCGCTTCTGCTTCCGCTTTTGCTGCCTCAGCAGCCGCGAGCGCCTCTGCCGCGACCTCTGCCGCGGCCTGAGCTATGCTTTCCGCTTTTGCCTGTGCTGCTGCATTTGCTGCGGCTCGAGCCGCGGTCTGAGCCGCAGATTCCGCTGCTGTACGTTCCGCTTGCGCAGCCGCGGCATCTACCGCGGCCTGAGCTGCTAATTCTGCCGCTTCTGCTTCTGCCTGCGCAGATGCTTCCGCTTTTGCTGCAGCATCTGCTGCCCTCACCGCTTCCTCCTCCTGTTGTCGAAGTTGATCAACCTGTTCTTGCGAGATTCTAAATTCGTCTTGAGGGTTAGGTATATTTTGTGTTATCCTTTGTGATACAGGCTTACCTTCAACAAATTGCTGTAACGAAATGGTAACATCCATACTACCGTCTTCAGCAACTTGATCTGCAATAAGTGTTAACCCATCAGCATTTATATTTACCCATGGGGTGGGTAACCCCCATACAGAAGCAGGTGTAGTACCACTAGCACCGTCCCAAAGCTCTTCTTTAGTTTGATAATCCTCAATAAAGATCTCAACCTCACCATCAAGCTCTCTAGATACTTGTACATAATCTACATTAACAGTACCTGTTGTGTTTTTAAAAGAGTTTGGAGCTCCACCACCGCCCAGTTGAGGGTAAGCGACAACAGTCACACCAACATCTATTAGTCCAACGTCCGGGCTGCCTAAATTTGAAGCCGCAGGCTCTACCGCGGTAGTTGGCTGATTAGGATCCGTATCCTCTGTGTCCGCGGTTGATGGTCCCGTAACGACCGGAACGACCGGATCAATTGGAGACACCGCACCTGGAGACACCGCACCTGGATTACAAAGCGCTGGGTCAGGTGGCACCTCATATGGGCCAGCCGCTGACATCCGGATCTCAGGCTGCACCTTATATGGCCCGGCTGCTGACATCCGCCAGCCGGGTGGCAGCTCCGGTTCACTTCCTTCCCCGGCATATGGATCATATGGCCCGGCCGCTGACATCAGCCAGCCAGGTGGCAGCTCCGGGTCACCGCCATTCACGGAATATGGATCATCTATTGGCATTATGCTGTTATACTAGATACGGTAGTATATGGTTTATCTGGCAATGTGCATAAACTTGGAGTTAATACGGTTTCTGTGAGTACTTCACTTCCTTCATAACCTTCAACGTGAAAATCTCTCAGAAAGAAGTCTTTCGCGCTTAGTGAATATCCACCTGCAGCTGCAGGTGTAGTTGAAGAAATTGGAGTGCTAAATGCAAATCCGCAATAGATATTATCTAAATTAGATAACGTACTATATCTAGACCCCATGTCAATTGCTGTTAGCAGAGTATACGTAGTGGTATTACTATCTCTTGAATCAATATATAGTGTTCTGCCCAAATTAACATATCTAAATCGTAATGTTCTATATGTATCAGTAGATATAGTACTAAAACTAGTAGATATAGAAGATAAATGATTATAAGCCAATACATTATGTAAATAGTCACGAACTACAATTGACTCTCTTAATAGCTGATTCGGCTTTACACCTGGACGATCGTCTCTCCCAGTTAATGCATAACGCCCGGTTGAATCAAAACCAACCTTTACTAACATACCGCTTAATACAGCACCTTCTAGAAGAACTGTAGAATCGCCTTCAGTCTTTAATACTTCTGGTGTTTCCGTTAATAACGCATGCGCAGATAATACAAATTCAGGGTCCTGATCACCGAGATATTGCCCAGGTAGAGTAGATATTGGTTGTACGAGATTTGTTAAAAAGGTTGAAAATCCTAGTTCATAGTTATGAAATTGAGCTGTTGAGCCAAAACTTGTACTAGGTAATTTATACTGAAAGGACCACGTAATATCATAATTCGAATTAAACGCTTTTTTAGACTCAACAAACGTATAATACCTTGCTAAAGAAGGTAATGATATATCAGACGGAAATCCTGCTAATGCTGCCATATATATATTTAATTACTCATTCCTTTATAAAAAGACAGGTTAGAGAATTTGTTTTCTTAATCTGCGTCTTGAATGCTAAATCATATCCAAGTTTCCCTAATTCTATGTATAAAGTCTTAAAATGTTTAAAAGGGACATTAAGAAGAACACTATCCAACTCGCTATCATATATAACGTAGTCGGAAAACTCTTCACAGAGTGCACCAGCTCTGCAAAAACTTGCATTCATACAAGTATTTATTCATTATCGAATACTTGTATAATTTTATTAATTTTTTGAATTAAAATAGAATTATCTGCCAGTAGTTGTTCTTGTTGTGCTGTAAAAGACGTGCAGTTAGTTAATATCTGTTTTAATGAAACAAAATCTTCAAAATCTAGACCTTCAACTATAACCTCTTCCATACTGTAGTTATATTATTAGTACTATAAAGCAACTAGTTCCATTCAAACACTACAATTCCAGTGGTAGGTACAGGCCCGGATGGTTTTTTACTATGTGATCCTTGACCACCGCCATATGCTGGACTGTTACCGTAAAAACCTGAACCACCCACTCCTTCTTCTTCGCCACTATCGTCTGTATCTACATGACCGACGCCACCTACTAACGATATTGTTTCTGTTGGTAAATAAAGACTGTCAGCAATAACCGGTGTAGGTGCAGTAGTTGAATTGTACAAACCACCTTTAGCTCTAACTAATGGCGCTGTCGGATATCCGCCGGGTTCGTATATATAACTAGACTTTCCACTAGTAAACCCTACCGGTGGAGCACCTACAACAACTGGGAATTGTGTACCTGGAGGTGCAGAGAGATAGCCAATTGCTGTTGATCCAGCATTACCACTTCTGCCTTTTCCAGGAGAGCCAGATCCAGTTACATAAAACTTAACGTACGAAATGCCATTTGGCATTGTAAATGTATGTGTTACACCTTCTGCATTAAAAATTCGAATTCCGGGCTGAGGTCTTGTTATTTGTATTGTACCGCTAAGTGGGTTAAAAGAAGCATCAGTTTTATTTTCCGTTACACCTGATCCTGATGTAATAGTCGCAGATAGGTTTTTCCCGACAGTTAATGTAGGGCTAGTTACACCTCCAAAGGCTTTAATAATAAACGACATTCCTATAGCAGAAACACCAGGGCTGCTTGAATGAGCTGTTGTTACCCCTACTAATGTACTGTTAGCAGGCGATGATCCCTCCATCCATCCATATAATGCAGTACTACTCAGATTTGGAAGAGTAAATGTATTGGCAGAAAAATCTCTTCCATATTTGCCGCCTGTTGCAGTAAGAAGTTCTGAATACGTTACAGCATCAACAGCCTGCCCATTACAATTTAACCAACCATACGGCGCAGCTGATATCGGACACGCATACGGCATAATAGTTCCAATTGGAACCAAAGCCGCTGTAGTTGGAGCTACCGGTGAATATACTATTTGAGGTACTTGCCAAGCAAGTTGAGCCTGCCCTGCGCCATCCGTTGAACTGTAACCTAGGAATGTTTTAGCTTGCGGTGATGTTGCTGGAAAAGTATAATCGATTGAGTTAACTTTTAACTTTGATGGTAACGAAAGATAACTGGTAAGACCTGAGTCCCTTTGAATTATACCGTCTATGCTAATTCTAGAACTTAATGCTACCTTATTAGACCCATCAAGAGTTAATGAGCTTCCTAATGCATTAGTAGATATATTTCCTGCGGATAATGTACCAACAGTAATTTGATTAGCCGCGTTAATACTAATTGTTGTATCTCCGGCGCTTATTAAATTCGATACTGTTACCCAGTCTGAAGCTGCAGCTCCTGTACCGGTAACACATACTTTTATTTCATGGTTATCTGAATCATAACCATAGTCTCCAGTTAATACAGGTGCTAAAGTAGTTAAATTAGCTGCTCGCCCGGCCCACTTGTTTCCAACAATTACCCCACCTTTTGTTGTACCATCACCGACAAATAATCTCACCGTATCAGTCGTCATCCCAAGCTCACCAGTCTCGAGGGTAATTTGTTGTCGATCATAATTAGTCCCTCTCCTAACAAGGAGCTTTAACAAGGTATTTTCTAAAATTTCTATGGCCATATGTTTTAATATTTAGTAGCTAAAAACAGGTATTGCAAATCTATCAAACGTTTCAGTACTCTCTTCACTTCGTACGTCGCCGGATAACGCCATTGTAATAAATCCTGCAGAACTTAATTTAATATTATTTCCGGCTGAAGTTAGTCCTTCACATATTTGCTGTGAATATTTACCACCGAAATTATTTTCAACCTGGTTAGGAGCTCCATTAAAGATATTTAAAACAGGATCTTCAGCGTATTTTATAATAAAGTTAACACCTGAAGCACTTAAAGTTGTGCCTGGTGTTGGACCAGATAGACTACCATCAGTAGCACTTAAATATAAGGTTTGTGTACCGGTTGTAATAGCGCCGTTAGCACCATATAATAAAACATCACCACCGGTGAGGTTTGGTACTTTAAAGTCGGTCATATTTGCACCGCCGTAAGTAGTTCCGATCTTATCAAATAATTGTCTATATTCCGGTCGAGCTGTTGCGTTAAGACTGTGTCCGTTGCATAATAAATACCCAGCTGGGGGGAGTGTAAACGCTTGTGCATGTGGTAGTATCGAACCGATCGGAACACCGTCACCCGCTCCACTACCTGAAAGACCGGTAGCAGTAATGACATCAAATACAGAGCTTTTAATTTCAGTAATTAATCCTTTGTTCGTGTCTAAGAAAGGCATCTCCATAAAGGCAGATGTAGCTCCATTTAATGTTACTGTACCGTTGTCATTTGTAATAAGTGCACCATCAACTGACTGTAATACAGCTTCTAATTTATTTGTTGCTGTGTTTACTTGTAATCCGCCGCCTAACCTACCATCTGTTGTTGAGGTACCATCTCCAGGTCCGGCCCATGATGAAATACTAACATTCATCGCCCCAACATCTTTGAGCTCTAATTTATTATTAGTATCAAATTTAAATTGCTGCTCATTAATACTTAAAGCTAATTCTTCACCATCCCCACCCTTTAATCCGCTAGATGCTGGAAATAAGGCCTTTATCTCTCTTTTAGTTATAGAGTTTTGCTTTGGTGTTAATCTCCCGTCTTTACCAGGCGCGCTAGATAACTGTAAATAATCAGTGTTAAATGCAACATTTACATTACCATTAACAGCAGATAATAGAGCATCCCCAAAAAACGTTCCACCTAAATATTCTGCATCAATTGCGTTTTTTGATAGCGTAAGCTTATTATTGGTATCAAATTCGAGGAATGCACCATCTGGAACTGATCCTATATAACTCCACCCTGATAAAGTGTTTGTATATGCCCTCCCGGTTGCCGATGCGCCGGAGAGTATATATAGCTTGTTTTTCGCGTAACCAATATCACCAACCTGTAAATATGGTGACTCACTAACCGCTGGGCCTAAACTAGCATCAGCAGCAAAAGGACCCACATTTACGTTACCAGCTACCTTACCACCGTAAGTAGCCCCATCACCGACAAATAGTCTTTTTGAATCTAGGGTATAACCTACTTCACCTTGATCCAATACGATCTCCTTTCGTTGGTCATCAGTACCTCTCCTAACTTTTAATTTTACTATAGTAATATTTGCCATAATTTTATGCTATTCGTCGCCATACGTACGCACCATACGACGGCGGAATGTTATTGTGTTTTGTTCCATCACCTACAGCTGTAGACGGCTTAATATTAGATGCTCCTTCATTTACAACTACTTGTTCATCTCCTTTTGTTACCACTGTTGCTGAACTTTCATTAGTAGCTAATTCCCCAGCTGTAGCCTGGCCTAAATCAACAGCACCTAACTCCCTACAAAATGTATATGCATCAAAATCCCATTGCGCTCCAGCCCCTCCAGGAAATTCACTTGCCACAAACCGTGTTTCACCGTTCCATAATCCAATCATTTCCTTATAACCATAATCCGGATTTTCTAGGTACGCGGCCCTTTGAATTGCAGAATAAGTAGCAGCAGATCCTAGTAAGAAATTAAGATCTAATGTTCTTCTTATAACATCCTGTGGGTCGCTAGGGTTATTTGTTCTGTTTCCAAAATCGTTATTCCAATTCCATCCACTAGCAGCTCCAAGTTGATTTCTTCGCCTCTGCTGCTGTGCCCATGCTTGTGTTGAATTTGTTGTACCAGCGCCAGTAGCAACAAAAACTTGCCCGTTACCTACATTAGAACCGGTCGCGACAAAAACATCATCAGCTCCAACATTAGTGTCGTGCCTATGCGGCGGTAAGTTTGCAATAGTAAGTTCTGTCATATACTCACCAGCTAGATTTCCAGATTCTTCTGTGTTTTCGTAATCAGTACAAAATTTTCTAAAATCGTTATTTTTATCCGTAAAATCTCCAACACCTACTAAAAATCTACCCTGTGCAATTTGCTCCCAAGTAGTCCCTGCTATTCTTGTTTGTGGGTTAACGTTATCTAGAGTTAATTGTATACACCCGACAGGAAAAAATGCTGTTAACCATTCTGTAGGGTTTTCAGCAAACCCTTCCGGGTATATGTAATTATTAATTACTACTCTATTACCACTTAATTGTAACCCGGTAGAATTACCAGCTCCATCAAACACTTGATTTAACGAGTCTCCTAGCTCTGACCCACTTAAATGGAGCAAAGAAGTATAAAAATCAGATATAAATTGATTTGTTAAACTCTCCGGCATATTACTATTATTTATGTCACAATTTGAAAATACTATCCAATGTTGACATTTCCTTCCGTTTGACCGTATATTATACCACCAACAATTCTAACACCACTACCGCCTCTAACTCTTATTGAATAACCGCCTTTGCCGCCTTTATAAGTATCCCCGGATTGCGTTGTAGACCCGCCTGGCGCGCCCCAACCGCCGCCACCTGCACTAAATCTATTATACCAGCGACGGTTTGCGATTGAAGGGTAGCCCGATCCAGACCTATTTGTTGTTTGTACAGGGTATTTTTGAAAAACACCAGGTAGGCTTCCAGATCCACCTCTAACGAGTCCAGATCTATGATTATAGCCATCCCATCCCGTGGGTGATACATATGAAATGCCGTTATATATTAAATCGCTTCCACCACCCGGTTTATTAATTCGAGCGGCGACATAAGGTAAACCTGGCGCGCCACCTACTATGCCGTTTGCTCTCCAGTGAGGCCCTACATGAAACCGCGGCCCGCGGCCGAAGAAATTGCCATATTTTCTATTTGACGTTAGCGTATACCCAGAGAGCCACCCGTAGTATGGCTCACTACGATTATAAGCTGTAATATATGTTTCAATACAACGTCTACTCAGGCGTCTTCCAGTACATGCTATATCTACCGATCCATTTTCACCTGGAGGTATATTACTCCACGCCGGCCCGCTTTCACGACCTTCTTTTAAATTACCACTTAAATCTAGTGCACCAAATTCAGCACCAAAAATACCGCCTGTCCCTCCACCATATGCTGTAGGTGTTAGTATGCGACCCCCACCGCCTCCAGTGCCTTGAGGATTTACCCCTCTCCACTCCCTACCACCAGCTCCGGAGCCACCAGCTTCACCACCAATTCCAGGTAATAGTACGTAAAGTGGTCCCCACCCAACAGTAACAATATCACCAGCTCGTTTAAATTGTTGTAAAGAATGCGCACTAACAACTGGGCTAAAGAAACGACCAGCGCCGCCGGGTTCACCCGGAGCGCCGCCTGCGCCACCGCCGGCCGTAGTTGGTGCATTGACCTCTTTCCATCTATCAACAACACCTAAATGCCCATCACCATCGTTAGTATAAAGAGATCGACCTATACCGTGGATTGGGCTAGTACCGCCCCAGCCTCCACCGGCCCCTCCTCCTCCACCAGACTTATCTCCATCATATGCGCTTGCTCCGCCTCCTCCACCACCACTTATACCACCTTGTGTGTTGTCAATTATAATTTCAGAATTACCAGTAACCAGTATAGCATCTCCACCATCTTGTCCAGATCGATTAATACTCCAATAGCTACCTCCATTACCACCTCTACCCATAATGAACCCTTTATTTATTAACTCTAAACCACCAGGAAAATGATCTACGATCATTGCTGGTACCTTATCGTCACTTGGGTCGTCTGAATATATATAAACACCATTATCGATAATTACTCTACATTTAGACTGCCCATCCCACCCGTTATCTGTAGCCCACTTATTTAAATTAAATACCTTATTTTTAGTAGATATTTTGTTACTAGAAATAGTTAACTGATATGGTAGATTATCACCCGGTCTTTGGTCTGGTGATAAATTATCATGATAATTAAGAGGTACACGTTTCCAAAAGTAAACCGGGAAATTAGGTGGTATATTATTATGTCTTACAGATTGACCAGTAGTTGTCGATTGTACAACTTTTGAACTAGGTACTAAACCGTAATATAAATTCTCACCGGCTACTGCTTGCCCTACCGTGGCGTTTAACTCTTTTAATCGGTTAACCCCATCAAGAGCTTTAGCTGCCTCATCCAGTCCTAATATATCGATAATAAAATCACGCGCTTTAATTAATTCTCTATCCGGAAACCTACCTGGATGGACTCTATCTGAGGATCTTGGGTCATAAAAAGACCGGTCTATGTAGTATTCTACGCCATTGTATTCCCATTTTACACCAACCGGTCTAGGACTAGATCCAATAAATTTACCAGACACATTTAAAATACCACCCCACCCTGGGCCTCCAGCGGCCGGTGGAGCCCATCCTGCTAAAGTTTGATTTCCAAACCTAGGATTAAAATCAGCATCAGTATATACTTTACCGGTTTTATGATTTTCTCTAATTATAAAATCTCTGTAGTGTTCAGTATCACCGTATGCAGTATTGTATTGAAACGCTTCAATTACATTACTATCTAAGTACCGCTGGTCATCTGTTACTAGCTGCTGCGGGTTTAAAGTGTCACCAAAATAAAATATAAATGCTACATTCGTTCCTTCGCCCTGACTTTGCTCTGGTACTGCCTCTGTTTTAATATCAGTTGTGTGAGTATGCGTAGGTAGGTCTTCAGCATCAACACCAGCTCTAAATTCACCAGCTAGATCTCCGTTTTCTAATCCTGCACCTGTTCTTTCTTTATTACCAGCAGTAAAAGTAAAACTATTATTATTTTTATCAGTACCGGTTCCTACACCAACAGGAAATAACCCTTGTGACTCTAAAACCCACTTTGTTCCTGCTATTTTAATTCCAGGGTTTTTAAAATCAGTAGTTAGGATTATACTATTAATTGGAAAAAAAGCATCTAACCACTCTTTTTGATATGACCAACCTTCAGGTTTGATATAGTTATTCACTACAACCCTATCACCGAGAGAGCTTAAAGATAGACCAGTTGTGCCCCCGGCGCCATCATATATTTGAGCTACACCAGGCTCTGGTGTAAACACATTATAAGGACCTGCTGTGGACCATAGCTCTGTTACAGTATTAGTTAACCAAGAAGCAATACTACCACCACTTACATGTAAAAGTGATGTGTATTGATCTGCTATACGTTGTTGTGAAAGACTGTCCGACATACTTATATATTTATTTTAGTAATCCAGACCTCCACCGTCTGGGTTTAGTTCTTCAAATTCAGCGTCTCCTAAGACAATATTACCGAAAAAATCATCATCTGGTGAAGCTTCTAACTCATGTGATGTGTCTGTTATACTGTTTAAAACTTCTTGTTGTAAGTTAAATAACTGATCTATTACACGTGCTACAACGCTATAATCCACTGCTTCATTTTCATGAAACTCCATGTCTCTAAAATTAATATCTGTACCTTTATAAGTGGTGTAATCTCTTAATACAGGTATACCATCAGAGACGGTTTCAGCAGGTATAACACTAAGATTTAAAAATATTTTTACTGTATCTTTAATAATATTTTGAATTTCACTATTTAAAGAGCTTCCTAAACTAGATTCACAACTAGTTATTTTTTCATATAAATTCTCAAGATCTAAGGGCACGAAGTTTTGATACAGTAAGTTACTTTCTTTAAACAAGTATATACGACCAATAGTATGCAGTAAGAAAAATAAGTCTGTTTCATTCTTAGCAACGAGGTAATTTATATAATTAAAATAGTTAGATCTTAATGTATTTGAATTAAACTTTTTCTGTATCAAATTAAATCTCTCACCTGTATTATCAAAATACATATCAGGTAAATAAAGCAAATTTTCAGGTGAAGCAAACCCAGCAACCTGCGTTGGATTTGATATAAATCTAGTCGAAATAAACCCCTTATCGTTTAATATAAACATATTAGAGTCGTTTTGCGAAAAATATACATCTATATCTTCTTCCCTCGCCGCAAAACCGTAGTTAGGCCTATACCGGCGGACGATTTTTGGCTTTAATTTAGGTCCTAAGTTAGTTATATTTTCTGCATTAATATGGTATAATAAAAATACATTAGAATTCCCATCCGAAACACTGTTAATCTTTTCTGGGTCATTATTAGCCAATCCACCGGCATTTGGATCTATATCTTGAACAGCCATCTCACCGGCTCCTGGTTCTGTTAAGATCAATATAGAATCATCCGTATCTCTTATATCAAATGCAATTATTTCCTCGTCAGCGTCTATCGTTGTTATAGTTTTAATTAATTTATTCGAATATTTGTTTCTAATAGCAATATAAGATATGGTTTCAGTTTTATCTGATAAACTGTTAATTTCTTCTTCACTTAAAATATCTTCATCAAAAGTTCGAACACCACGAACAGGGGGCAGCTCTTCTATTTCAACACCAGGTCTTGGAGCCCCGAGAGGTATTATTTCATTATATCGATACCCTAATAAATCCTTACCTATCTTTACTACCTCGTCTATAATTTGCTCTTGTATTTCAATCCTGTCAACCAGTTTTAATTTTTTACAAGGATTAACAAAACTATTATCATATAAATTAAGCTGTATTTCATTCGTACCAGCAGACAAGCTATAAAGTATATCGGTTGAATTATCGTATGTGAATCTAGTAGAACCTTTAAATAAACTTTCCCCGGTATCCTCATCCGGTGTAATAGGTATAAAATTACTATTTTTTACAAAACTTCCAGAGAACGTGTGAGCAGCTGTTGGTGTGGTAGTAAAATAAAAATATGTCTCATCGTCGTACACAAATAAAGTGCTATCAATTGTGTCATCCAATACATTAATACCGGGTACCTTATCGATAAAGCTAAAAGGATCTATTTGAATGGGAAATAGATTATCTTTAGCCATTTTTGTGTCATCATTTCGTATATCAAACTGACCACTAGATAGCCCTAAAAAATATGCATTTCCATCTGATGCAGAATTTTTGAAATTTAATAAATCCGTATTTGAGGTAATATTTAATGCATATAAATTTAAATTGTTTTGATTTAGTATGCCTAAGTTGGTTTCAATAAAAGACTGATCGACAACACTTCTAGGTGAAACAACAGGCTTTGTTAGTATATTAGACTCAACAATTGGTGTTGCTGTTCTATCAAATTCTAACTTCTCTAGTACACAGTTAGCATAAAAAGTATCTGATGATTTTAAAATCTTTGAAGATGTTGAGAAAGTTTTACCGGTGTAAGCAACACCGTCTCTTACATTGACAAACCCAGAGTAGGGAATCCCGCTTAAAGTAAACGAACCAGTAGTGGTGTATTTAAAGTATTCAATCATTTCTTGTAATCTATAAAATTGATATCGCTAATGTTTGCTGTCTTAGGTATTGAATTAGGTATATTAGATAAAATAATATTTCTAACCTCATCTCGGATACTTTCATTAGTTATATTTAAATTCTTAACGTTAATATCAACAACATTACTCTTATGCTTTAGATTTGTGTTAATAGAGTTAACTAACGTTATAGTATCTGTTAAGTTTCTCATACCACATGGTAATGATATTGTAATGTCTTGCACATTATTTAAATTAGAACTAAACAAAAATGCTAATTGTTCATTTTCACTTAAAGGCTCTAGAGCTAAATATAAATTATCAATAGCAACCGTATCCTCTTGATCAAGAGCCGCATTTCGTAGTACTTCTATTTTTTGCTGCACATTGTCAGCGTCGATGTAATATACAAATATATCACCGAAAAGAAGTCTTTTAGTGTACATCTGATATGCGTTAATTTCAAATTCATAGAATTTAATTGAATTTAAATATACCTTACCAATTCCTTGGACAGCATCAAAAGATAAAAATACATTATTCTTTTCAAATAAATCGATTTCAAAATTGTACTCAAATGTTGTTTTAGCTATTCTTGCTGATAAGCTGAGACCCTCTGTGCTGCTATCAAAAAATCTATATATAAATTTACATTTTTTTCCATTTTTTTCAAATCTAATGCCGCCATGAACAGCGTTATATTCTGACTCTATATGAAAATCATCAGTATCATTTTGTATAGTAAATCCTAATCCAAACCCACCATTTTTATTAATGGTTGAAAAGTAATTATTTATTTTCCTATTTATTGATGACGTATCACAAAAGTTTGTAGGTGATTTTGCCACAAAATCATCTTTTGATATTCTAACATACTTATACCTCTTTGAAGGTTCAAAAACTAAGTCACTCTTTTTATCAAAATAAAACTTTTTAGTTACAGAAGTCTTTAAACTCGAGTTAGTCATTATTAAATTCTCCACCGTACCATCATAGGTAACATTAAACGCTGGAACCCCGTTAAGAGCATTTTCCTTTGTAGTAACATCCGGGTAAAAATATCTATCAACCCACGTTCCACGCTCACCTATGCCACCGGACAACCAAGTACAGAGATAAGTTACATTTTCACTCTTAACAGTGTTATCATCTAAGTTATATACCCTGTCCGCTAAATCCGGTGTTTTAAATGCAAATGACCCGCAATCTGCAAACTTAGTATCGTTAATGTTTATTTTATCAAAAGGTTGAAGTGATGAAGGTGTCGTAAAGTATGTAGTACCTGGTGTTATAACCAAATCGTAGTTATTGTATACATAGTTTAATGCTAGCGTTTCATTCTCTTCACTATCCACATCGGTAAAGATACTTGTATATGTTCTTAAATCTTGTGAAAAAATAGTTGTTTCAGATGTGGATAATAAATTATTTGAAGAGGTAAACGAATCTTGTGTATTAACTATATTCTTTAGATTGAGAAAATTAAACACTAGTGAATCACTATTACTTGAGCTGTAAAGCAGGTAATTTGATGGGAGGTTAAAATCACTATTACTATCTTTTACTTTACCGGTATCATCATATGTAATATATGAAGCATTATATGGTGATGGTACAGATAAATTTAACTCTTGATCAATTTTTATATTATATGAATTAATAAAAAATGCGTTGTATCTATTAGCTGGATCGAGATATGTTGCTACTACTTCTACACCGTTACTATTAATAGCATACTGATTTTTTGTAGCATCGACCTGTTTTGTGGAATACAGGTTGATGTAACTGGTATTCAGGTACTTTGATAAATTATAATTTAAATTAAACCCGGATAGGGGTAATTGACTCTCAGCAACAAATAGTACGTTACGTGTCTCTGTAAACTCAGTACCGTCCTCTACTACAAGGTAATATTTAAAGTTATTTTTGCGAGTAGCTACCCTACATGTAAAACTATCTATCAGTTCAATCTCGAAAACATCACCACTTATTGGACTAATGTCAGCTGTTCCATAATTTACAGCTTCATAAATTTTATTTTCAAGTTTAAAGGTACTTAAAGAAGCAGCTTTAAATTTACAAAATGCAGTGCCACTAAACCCAAAATTTAATGAAGTTGAATATTTACCTGGTTTTATGTTTGGTGAATTGTATGTAGTTACATCATCTAGAAGAAAACTATCCGTAAGATAAAAATTAGTATAGTTTAGATTTTTAAAACTTTGTGAACCAGATAGTGCTTGAACAAAATTTATTTTAAACCCCCCGTTAAAAGTCCTAGGAAATTGATCTAATTCAATATTCATCGGGCAAAAGCTAGCCTCTGCTGAGCTAAGTGCACTTAGACTAGATTTTACTAAAGATCCCATTAACAATATTTATGCTGTGTCTTCTTTATAAGATTTGTTATTGACCACCTCCGCTGTCCGAAGCTGCACCAGCCCCGCCACTTGCCGGGTCTTCTTTATATATTTTATTATCTAATTGTACGAGGAAGTCATCTTTTTTAGTAAGTAAGGTAAATCGCGAAGTATTATATTTATCATTCAAAAGATCCACACCAACTAACTCCATATCCTCTACAGCTTGGTAATATCCTTCAGTTCGTATGTTCATCGGAGCGCTTAATGTTGTCGTTTCACCGGTAACATACCCAATGTTTATTTTTAACACAACATATTTTTTTAATGCATAACTAGAAGGTTCATATATATGATGGTAATTATCAGTTAGATATTTTGGTGCCACGCCTTTATTAATTTCAGGGTAAATAGAATCTTTTGTGTAATCACGAAAAACCGAAACATCTGGTTCTAACACTGCAGTACCATCACCCCAGTCGATTGCTAGATAGTTAGGAAAGGTACCGGTATAGACATCTACCAAATTTAATGCAAACTTTGTTACATCAAAGAGATCAATCGCTTCATAAACCTTTGATGCTCCGGTAGTGGTAGTGGATATAGAAAAAGTATGAGTGTTCATAGTATTAAAGCCGCAGCAGATAGAGGTGATGGTGATACATACGTCGCCGTTAATGATGGTATGGCTGAAGATAAAACAAAGTTCAAATTATTCAGATTGCGTGTGTTAGAGGCAGATTCCGCAAAAGTAAATGTAAACCTACTGTTGTTACAGACATAAACTTCAGAATTTAAAAATTTAATATCATCTACGTATTCAAATAGATAATTAAACAGCACCGGCCCTTTGTTTTGATCTTTTAGTATAACCCCCAAGTTAAATTGCTCGTTATCGCTACTATACGTTAACAAGGGCTTGCTACACTCTATATAAGCAGCATCGCCCCCTGTTAGATTTAAAAATGCAGCAGAAGACACTGCTGGGTTACCTGTTGTAGGAAATATTTGTACACTCTTATCATCGATGTAACTATACTTGTAAATTTCTGGGTAAAATCTATCTCCCTTATATCCTAGCTGGTCTCTCGCCATCCTACAGTAAAACACATCATCCTCTACCTTTAACCTATTACTTACTTTATCAAAAAAGTTTGTATTTATAGTGAGAGAATTAGTAAACGTTCCTGGGCTAACAAACCTTTCGTCTTTATATGAAGTTCGCTCAACAACTAAATAACCACTGGTTTCAATAAACAACGTGCTATAAAAAATATCAAAATTAGTTACCGCGGAAGAAAGTTCGTTACAAACTGCGGTGTTGTATTTTGTAGAGAGATATGATAACCACTCTGTAAGCTCTTTTACAGCAGGGGTATTCCACGCTGTATTTGTATTCTTTAAATAAATTTTGCCTAGGTGGTCTTGCTTATTAAAGAAGCTTTCTTTTGCTGATGTTACATTAGATATTGTAGTTTTAGAATCTACATTTGCGTTATACTCAAAACTCTCTTCATTAGGCGTGTAGTTAAATACTATATTATCTGTGAACCGCATTCCGTCATAGTTTTTAACATCATTTCCGGAATTACCAGAGCCACCAGATAATCGTACATCATAAGTAAAATTACCTGTTAAATCATCTGTCCATGTATCTGTAGGATCACATAATGCTGTGAATAAAGTTTTGCCGGAGTCGGCATCAACATTAAAGAGACCTATTCCGGCTTCTACTAAATCTGAAAAATAAAACTGGTCACTACTAGTTGCGTAGGCACTTAACTGAGAAATGTTTAAGTCTCCAACTCGAGTGGCACTTACAGGGTCTGTAAGAAACTCCGAATCAGAAAATTTAAAATACGCCCCTTCTTTAATATCTGCATCTAGAGTCATAGACCCAGGCCGCCCATAATCTACTTCTAGGTAGTTTGAAGGTTTTTGTAAAGTTTGATAGGGGTTAAAATACCTAGCGAATATATTATATGCAGAGGTGGGAAAGCTTAACCAAGTGCTTGGAGTATCAGGTAGTAAACCGGACGGGCCTCTACCGGTAAAACCATTAGTAAATGTTGATAGGCCCGATCTTATAGTTTCGGAATACGTTGTCGTATCAGTTGTTTTATAAACAAAATTATAGCCCTCGCCATACAGGTCATCAAAAAATTGATAACCGTTTAATAACAAGCTTTTTATTGTTTTCGGATTTTCTTGTACAATGTTACTTCTGTAATAATTGTAATCTTTTACTAAACCAAAGATATTTCCAAATAAATCCTTTTTACTATCATTTATATATCCTTGATCAAAAAGATAAGATAAGTCGGTGTTTAAATTCCTATCTTGTCCAATTTCAGAATTATAACCTATAAAAGCAGTACTATCTCTATCAGTATTAGGTTGATTAACTGCAATTCCTTTACTAGCATTATTAATTGATCTAGAGGTATCAATAATAAAAGTTAATACGTTTTCTGTATTTGTAAATAAATTTGGATCCGGAAATATATATAATTGGTTAGGCGGGTAGGTCTTTTTAGTAAAGAATTTTAACCGCCGGCCTTCAATAGTTACGATTGAAGAATTTTGTGGTCTAAAGAACCCTAAATCTCTCTCACTTACAACTTCACCAGAAAACACTGAAGCTGTAGAAGGGAAGTCTTGATTTAAAAAATTAGCATATGGTTTTTCTGCTTTAAATAAAATAGGAGGTAAATTATTTTCATCCAATTCTGGCTTTCCATTTTCATCTGTGGCTAGATAATAAAAATCAGCCCCCATAAATTTTTCTGTTAGCTTCCGCTTATTATTAAACAGAGAATCGTCTGTAACATTAAAATCTAAAGTCTTACGACCTTCTTTAAGTGTAATTAAATCCTCACCAACATTAGCAAAAACCTGAGTAATTAATGACTCATCATCAGTTAAAAATATATTATCTTTTGGTAACCCAGCCGGATCATAGCTTTTAAAGGTTTTACCGTAGTCGCCTGCTTTTGGAGACCTGTTAAAGTACTGTGAAAAATTATCAAAATACTCTGTTAGTGAGATTGATAAATCTCTTTTAATCTTTCCTATATCATAGTCTTTTGCAGCTGTGCTACGATTTTCGAGAAAGTTAATAACAAGATCTATAGCAGCGCGCTCTGCACCTAATGAACTACCCTTTACTTTAGCTTTTGTAGTAGCATAATGAAGAGTTTGGCGCTTTTTCTTATAGTATGAAATAATGTCTCTTATTTTACTACTATAAAAGGACATTGCGATCTCCATATCATATGGATCGGTAAAATCTAACTGTGTAAGAAACGTTCTTTCTGCATTAGTAGAAAAATTTAAAGTAATGTCTTTTAAAAAATCACGATACCGTTCGATAATTATATCCTTATTATCCTTAGCTTGATTATTCGTCTGAATATTCCACCTATTAAGATAGGTGTTATAAAAGTCTGTTAAAGTTTCTGGTTGGTAAGATTCACTTACCGTTTCAATAAACTGAACAAACGAAAATGGTGTAAATTTATCTAACGCATCATCATGTTTTACATTAGGATTAGTTATAGATAAATCTACTTCAGGAAAGCCTGTAACAATAGTATCCATTAAACATATTTATCTCTAGAACAGAGATAGACTACTAAATAAGGAGTTTCGAATCATAACATCAAATACGTTATTAGCTCCTTCGAGGGCGCTAAGCGGGGTATTATAATCTAATGTTGTTAATCCATTGGAATAGTCGATTAAACCACCCTCGATGGTGTTATCGTACGTTGCAGATAGACTATAAAATTTGTAAAACTTATCTACATCTGTAATACTAGCATAAGTTGCTGGTAATACTAAAGGCCACCCCCAATATGGGCCACCGCTAGTTGCAGGTGTCGCTGTAGTATTAAAATTACTAAGCATATAAGTCTGGAAATTACCAGATTTAGAATATGAAGCTCCACTTAATGCAGATATTGGCTGATAAGTATTCAGTCTTGTATATGTGTCACTAAACTTTTCATACGCTACAATGTCTGTGCCGGCAGACACTTCGTAAGTTGATGTATCAAGTAATGCACTTAGATTTTTTCCATAAGTTGTTTTTGTTGTATGTCCTTTGGGGTTGTAGTTTTCATCAAATTTATTTTGTGTACCTCTAAATTTGTTATAATTCATACTGAGCACACTCATTAACCTATCCACTAATTCAGGTTGTTGAGCTAAAGATCGATCAAACACGATCCCTTCGTCATCGGTTAGATCAGCTAAATTAATAAGAGAATTAATATCACAATAATCTATATCGCTAGTGTTTGATGTAAAGTTTTGAATTCTTTCCCAAATCTTCTTTCCTAAAACAGTATAACTACTACTAACGTTACCAAATATAGTTCCAATAAAATCAGTAAATAAGATATCCTTATCTAATAAAATTTCCTGGAACCGTAAATCCTTTATTGTTTGTTCAAAATCAAATTCTTCATTTTGCTTATATGCTTCGTAATAGTTTTTTGGATAACAAGTAAAAGCTGTATAGCCGGTTACTGTATTAGTTGTAGAGGTCGCAGTATTTTCATACGGACATTTTGCACTAAGTGTTAAGTACGCAGGCTCAGCAGAAAGTGAAGCAAGAGTATTATCATTAAATGTTAAGAGACCTCTATACCAAAATGTTGTATCAAAAGAAGATAACGTAGCGCTTAAGCTTTGAATTGTATAATGTGATGCAGATACTTTAACACCACTTACACCCGGAATTATTTGTGGTGTTTTACCTGATAACAACGAAAAGGTTGGTGTTAAGTGACTAGACAAGGACTTCATTGTATAGTAATCCTGATTCTTTGGTGAAAGAATAAATGGTATACCCAATCCTTTGTACTGAACTGGAGATACAGCAAAGGTAGCTACACTGTCACCTTCTCCTGGAATACCATTTGAGGTGATTGCTATACTACTAAGAGTTTGAGCAGAAGTTGCGCCAACTAAAGATGATAGTGTAATAGTAAAGTTGTTGTTGTAGTTATTATTTTTATAACCAGTAGTGCTATTAGAGAATATATTATCTCTATCCTTAAAGAAAGATACGTTAATAGTGTTGTAAGGTGCTTTTTGTCCGTCAGTCTTAAAATATACTACTTGATCTCCCGAGCTTCCTACATTAATACTTGATATATGCGTGCTTAATGAGTTTACTATTGCAAACGCACTCGGGCCTTTACCACTAGTGTAATTATTACCACTTAACCGCACATATATGTTTGCAGAAGAAAGAGAAATCTTGTCTATATCCTCATACTCAAATCCAGATAGTGAAGGTATGTATTCTTTCTTATAAAATGAATTAAACTTTTTAAGATTATTAAACCTATTAGCATTTAAATTATAATAATTAGGTACATCACACCCAGACACCGAAAAATAAATATCTTGAAAATCTTGATAGAAGGGCGACTGTGAATTAATTGTTATAGCATTAGAAAATTCACCTGCTGATAAATTTAATATATTTGTCTTTACAGGGCCAGCGGTAACTGTAAAGGTGTTAGTTATGTAATCAAATATTTCAACATCTGTGCTATACGACGCTAATATTGAATTATTATTACAATCACGTAACACCATTCTGACATTGTATACCCCGGGGTATTCGTAAACGTGGTTACTGGTTAATGTATTACCATAAGTACCGTCGCCAAAGTCGAAAGTAGCCTTTAAGGTATTATATTGGGTTGTTACCGCCACACCGCCGAGAGAGCTAGGTATACGAGCCTTAAAAGTTAGCGGGGTAAAGGGTAGATTATAAGAAGATAACTTAGCTTCTCGCTTATAATCTTCTACGTCAAATGTCGCATAGTCTACTTTTATATTACTCATCTGTTATAACAATACGCTTAGCTACGGATAAGGGAGAGTATAGGTACGGAAATTTAAAAAACGGTAACGTTTTATCTTGATTTACTAACTCTATATCACTTTCAGGGTATTGAGGGTTAAATGATAAAAATGATACACCACCTGTGAATATTTCCCCAGTTAGCTCATTTCTAGTTTCTATTCGCTTTATACCTTCCAGTGAAAGAATATCATTAGCTAGATTTATTAACTTTAAATCTTGCCCAAGTGAGTTCATCTCTGGATCGAAAAACTTTTTAATTAAGCTAGCAATTCGTGATTTAAGGGTCGTTTTGTTAATTTTATTATTAGTTTCCCTAACAGCATATAATTTAGTTTGGTCTAATATATCTAACGTTAAATCAGACGCGTCGCCTATTCCTAATCCAAATGCCATATAAAT